ATCATCTCGTGGTATCAAACGTCTGGCACAGAAAGGTGCACTGGCTGAGATTGCCACCACAACTGGTATTGATGCTGCAGTAAACGTAGGTATGGAATACCTGTACCAAGATGGACTTATCGAACTGGGTGTTCGTGAGGACTTTGACAAGTTTGCTATGGGTATTGCAGCAGTAGGTGCTACAGCTATAGGTGCTGTACAGGGAACTAAAATTATGCTTCGTGGTAGCTCTGATGTAGCTGCACCATCTGTATCTGTAAACGTTCCTGAAGCCAAAGACGTTATGAAAGAACTGTCCGAGTCTATTCAGGAATACGTCAAGTCTCAAGTACCAAAAGGCAGCACTTGGAAAAACAAGATCAAAGGTGGTGTAGAGCTAAAAGATCTAGACACTGACTTCTTTGTTGACCTATTACTTGGTCATGTAGACGACGAAGGTAATGTAGTTCTGAAAGGTCTGGCACAGATTGCACAGGAACGTGGCCTTGTGTTTGCAAAACGTGGTGATGGAGATCTATACAGCAACTGGATGGCAGATGTAATTAAGCAGTCTGATCCAGCTGATATCAAAACGTTTATAAAAGCTTTTGAAAAGTCTACAGGTAATAAGCTAAAACAAGCTAAGTCTCTCACTATTGATGAGTTTGCTGATACCTTTGCACTAAAGATGAATGGTGCTGCTAGAGTCCTTAATGCAGCATCTCAGGGTGCAAAGCTAAATGGTGTAGCTATCAAAGATGTGCAGATTGCAGAGATGATAGATACGGCACTTGACCTTGGCTTTATCAAAAAGACAGATGAGTCTAAGGTAGCAGGTCTGTCAGAAAAACTTCCAGACTTCATTCGTAATAACCAAAACAGAATGATCAGGATGCTTGTGTCTAACCCATCTACCAGTGCACTCAACATGATTGGTTGGGGTGCTAATGCTGGTCTTGGAATGGTCTCTGATGTAGCCCTAATGACTGTACATGCTGGCAGAGGTACACTAGCTAAAGCTATTGGTATGGAAAAGGCTGGAGAGAAGTCTTATAGAATTGCTAGGTCTTTGTTTGAGTCTAACGCATTTCGTGTAAGACTGTTGTTTGATCCAGACATGACTCATGCTGCATTTGAGTCAGCACTAACTAGGAACTCTGAAGCATTACAAACACTATCTAGCACACTTCCAGGTGGTATTGATAACGTTACCAAGCTTGTAACTGATGGTAAGTTTACCCCCAATCAAAAACTTATAGGTCAAAAACTTGATGATGGTGTAGACCTCATTCAAACACTAACCTTTGTTAAAGCTCAGGATAGCTTTACCAAGTCTCAAGAGTTTATCTTTCAAATGGACAAGCAATTGAGGCTAGTTACTGGCAAAGGTTGGACAGAGTTTTACAGCTGGGAAGATGCTTATAAATTTATGAGCACTAAAGAGTATGCTCAGATGGAAGCCAAAGCTGTAGACAGAACTTTGGAAGCTATCTTCAGTAAGTCCTACAAAGGGTCTGGACTGGTAGGTGAAGTAGCTGCTGTCATCGAAGATGCTAGAAACATTCCCGGGGTTGGTCTACTTATTCCGTTTGGTAGATTCTTCAACAACACTGTGGATTTTGGGCTACAAGCCACTGGACTTTCTATTGCAGGTAAGGCTGTAGGCAAATACTCAGACAAGAGTTATGGAGAGTTGTTTACTAAAGCTGCAGTGTCTTGGGGCATGGCATCCTCTATGGTTCAGAACGAACGAGAAAATCGTAGAGCTGGTCTAGGATTGTTCCAAGAGTCTATCGGTGGTGAAGTTGTAACTCGTCAATATGACTACCCAGTTTCATTCTTCAAAGCTTGGGCAAGAATTGGTTCTTACTACATGGATGGAGAAGAACCACCTGCAGAGCTACTGCAACAGATTGCTAGAGACTTTACACTTGAGGGTGTCCTAAGAAACCTAGACACAACTCAACAAGATGTTACTGCTATCTTTTTCCACATGTTCCAAGGCGACATGAAAGAGATGTGGAGAGCTTTTGGTAAGTCTGGGGGAGGGATAATTTCACAGCAAGTATCAGCTGTTACTCGTTTTGTAGAACCTGTAAACACACTGGCTGGTATTGCTAGAGGTGAACAAGCTAGACCAATTGATAGATATCAAGGAAACAAATTCTACAATGACTCTGTTCGTTATATTGACAATATTATTCCACTGTTTACTGGTGAACCAGTCGGTGAGACACTTAAGTCTGCAGCAGCAGGAGAAGCTGATATTACATCTACAAAGTCACTAGGTGTAAGATCTATCAGACTTACAGATACTCAACGTGTCATGAACATGATGGGGTATGATCAGTTTGATATTAATGCTGCCAGAGCAATTAGGACTAAAGCTCCAGAAGCTGCTAACGAATACAATGGTATTTTATTTGATATCATTGAGGCTAAGTCATCAGCCTTGATGGACAGTAAAGCATTTAGAAAAATGACTACTGAAGATCAGAGAAGGTATTGGAAAACAGATATACTACCTGAAGCAAAAGACTTAGCTAAAACATTTTTGTATCTTCAGTACTCAGGTCCACTTGACACTATAGATCTGCAGTATGAGTTAGCTGGCAAGTACAATAATAAAAAACTAGATGATGCTATTGAAGAACTGAACTTCAGTGGTGATATAGGAGATATGACCAGAGCTGAATTATATGTCTTGAAAGAATATCTTGATGTAATCGACACAATTAAACTACTAAAAGTTCCCGAGGAGGTTGGGGCAAAACAATATAGTAGATAATAAAAAGGGGGCTTCGTGCCCCCTACTTTTTTGATTGCTGTTGGATAAGTGCTTCGAGATACCAACGAGCTTTCTTTAGATCTTCTACACCGTTCTTGTAACGCCATCGGTGTAAATACTTTGCAATATTACCTCGAAAGTAACCTGCAAGTTCATCATCACTGAGAAAGTCTTTGATATAATCAATGCACTCAATAGACCCCTGACCGTAGTGTTGGGGGTTATTTACATTGTCATTCATAGTTCTACCAGTTCTGCTTTTGTATAAGGGATGTGAAAGAAAGTTTCGCCACGCCAAATGTTCCTACCTTTAGCTTCTTTGATTGTATCATCAGTCATCAACGTGTCCTTGATACGCCAAGCCTTAGTCAGATCTTTGTTAAAGACATAGAAATTAAGAACTCCATTCTCGTCTTTGTACTTTTCGACCAGTCTACGTTTACGTGCAGGAATACGAATCTCATGCCAGTGTGTTGGCCAATCTCCGTCCCATGCTACCTTGACCTCAGCTTCATTGAAGTATGTAAAGTCATTCTTCTTTGAAACAACGTCAACGTTGTAATCCTCTTTGTCATTCACAATCGAATGACCTTTGCCTTGGAGATAGCTGACTAGCTTTTCCTTAGCCTTCTGGTCGTAAGCTTCATACAAAGATTTACTGAAGGGTCTGTTAGTTCTTTTCATTTACCTTGTCCCCTGTAAGGTTTGGTGGATCTACGTTTATGTTTATTCATAGACCCAAGTTTCATTGAAGCAATCCTCTTAGATTGTGAGGTTTTCTTCTTTGTAGGCTGATGTGAGTTAGCTGATGCACCCACGATCTGAACCTTAGCCATGTTCCTTTCTCCATTTTAATTCGTACAACAATTTATTTTGTTCGTACTCAGACATAATACACCAATCACGTATCTCGTCAAGAGTTCTTTTACACCCCACGCAAAGATTGTCCTCACCTATCCGACAGATCTTCACGCAGGGTGATGGGACTTGCCCTAACTTTCGTCTACGTTGCCTACTCACACTGACGTAAGCCTGTAGCAGGGTCGAAGTAGCAAGCACCGCCTTCATCTACAAAGTCTTGTGTTTCTTCTACTGAATCTTCCTCTACAATATCCTCTGATGCAGAAGCATTAAGAATACCGTATCGTTTACCTGCTGCACGGAATGTTGTACAGCCAGAAGCACCACCGTCATATGCATCCATGTAGACTTGTTTGAACTCTTCCCATGTCACGTCAGAACCAACGTTACA